TAATAAGGTACAAATTTCAATAATTATGACAAGTAAAATTAAAGTAGATAATATAAATAAAGTTTCAGATGATTCAAACATCATCAAAAAATGTGGATCAACAACAACAGTGGGATCAGGAGCTGGTAATACAGTTGTTGTCTGTGGTTCAACAGTTACATTAGGTCGTTGTGGTGGTACTGTTGCTTTAGCATCAGGTGCAACACAGACAGGTTTTGGAAGAACAGGAACTGTAGATTGGCAAACAGCAATTAAAACAGCAACTTTTACAGCAGTATCTGGAGAAGGATATTTTTGTAATACGACAGCTGGCTCATTTACTTTAAATTTACCAAGTTCTCCATCTGTTGGAGATATTGTTTCATTTAAAGATTATGCAAGAACATTTCAAACAAATAATTTAACTGTCGGTAGAGGCGGATCAAATATGGATGGTAGTCCTAATGATACTCCATTTACCGAACAAGGTTTATCAGCAACATTAATTTATATGGATGCAACAAAAGGTTGGTCATTAATAAATGATGATGAAACAAAACAAACAGGTGCTTCTTTTGTTGCAGCCTCTGGTGGAACAGTAACAACTTGTGGTAATTTTAAAATTCATACTTTTACAGGTCCTGGAACTTTTACAGTTTCTTCTGTAGGTAATTGTGCAGGTTCTAATACCGTTTCATATGTAGTAGTAGCCGGCGGTGGTGGCGGTGGTACAGGTTGTTCACACGGAGCTGGTGCAGGAGCTGGTGGCTATAGAGAATCTAAAGCTTCATCAGATTCTTATACAGCAAGTCCATTAAATGCAACATCAGGACCAACATATAATTTACCAGTATCAGCAAGTCCAGGTTCTTATTCAATTGTAGTTGGTGGTGGCGGTGCTGGAGCAACAAGTCCTTCTCCTAAATTTGGTGCTGCTGGTGGTGTTTCAAGTTTTTCAACAATAACATCTGCTGGAGGTGGTGCTGGTGGTGGTTGGAATACTAGTAGCGGAGTAAATGGTGGTTCAGGAAGTGGATCAGCGTGTGGTCCTAATACAGGTAATGTTGGTGCAGGTAATACACCTCCAGTTACTCCTCCTCAAGGAAATCCCGGTGGTGCAGCAGCCCCTTGTAGAATGGGTGGCGGTGGCGGCGCTGGAGAAGCAGGTAATACAGATGGACAAGGTCACGGTGGAGATGGTGTTTCAAGTGAAATTTCTGCAGCTGCAGTTACAAGAGCAGGTGGCGGTGGCGGTGCAGGTTCTAATCCAGGAAGTCCGGTAGTGGGCGGAGATGGAGGTGGTGGATTTGGTGCTGGACCTTGCAGTCCTACAGGTGGAAGTGCTACAGTAAACACTGGTGGTGGTGGAGGTGGTTCTTATAACCCAGGTCAAACTGCTGGTGCTGGTGGCTCTGGTATAGTAATAATAAGGTATAGATATCAATAATTATGAGTGAAATAAAAGTAAATAAAATAAGTCCAAGATCTGGAACAACGGTAACCCTAGGAGATAGTGGTGATACCTTTACAATTCCTGCTGGTGCAACAATTAACAACCAAGGTACAGCAACAAACTTTGGTGCAACAGGTTCAGCTTCTTGGAATACAACAGTTAAGACATCAGGTTTTACAGCAGTGGCTGGAGAAGGATATTTTGTAAATACGACTAGTGGTCCAATATCAATTAATCTTCCAGCAGGAACTGCAGGAGCTGTTGTTGCAGTTAAAGATTATGCAAATACTTTTGATACAAACCTAGTTACATTAGTTCAAAACGGTTCAGATAAAATAGGTGGTTCAACTGTTAATGCAATTTTAGATGTAGAAGGTATTGCAGTTACATTAGTTTTTGTAGATTCAACACAAGGTTGGTTAGTAACAGATTCAGGTTTACAAAGTGAGTCACCTACTGCATCATTTGTAACAGCAACAGGTGGTACAATAACAACATCAGGTAATTTTAAAATTCATACATTTACAGGACCAGGCACATTTGCAGTTTCCTGTGCAGGTAATTCAGCAGGTTCAAATAAAGTAGATTATTTAGTTGTAGCAGGCGGTGGTGGTGCAGCATATTATTATAGTGGTGGAGGTGGTGGAGGTGGTTATAGATTTTCAGATGGAACAGCATCAGGTTGTTACGCAGCAGGGCCAGGTCCTTTAGGAGCAAGTGCTTTACCAGTTCCAGCTACTAGTTATCCAATTGTAGTAGGTGCAGGTGGTGTTACAACTCCAGATCAGCCGCCTTACTCTGCTCCCACAGGAACTAATGGTTCTAATAGTAGTTTTTCATCAATAATTTCAGCAGGTGGTGGTGGAGCTGCAGGAGCCCAACCATCTAGTAGATCCGGACTGCCAGGAGGTTCAGGTGGTGGTGCTGGTGGAGATGGAACAGGTGGATCAGGTGGATCAGGAAATACTCCTCCTGTAAGTCCTCCTCAAGGAAATAATGGAAATCCTAATACGACTACTGCTGGAGGAGCAGGCGGTGGTGGAGCAGGTGGAGTAGGAGGTTCCCCTAATGATAAAACTGCTGGTGTAGGTCTTTCTTCTTGTATTAGTTCACCTGCTGTTTTTAGAGGCGGTGGTGGAAATGGTGGACCTGATGGTGGAGAACCTGTAGCAGAGGGTAGAACTGATTATGCTTGTGCTGGAGCTGTTAACACAGGAGCAGGAGCTGGTGGTGATGCTGGAGCTGGTAATAATGGAGGAAGTGGAATAGTAATAATAAGATACAAATTTCAGTAGTTGAATGATAATTAAAATTAATATATAAGGAGAAATATTATGGCACATTTTGCAAAACTAGGATCAAACGGAAAAGTTATACAAGTATTAACTTTAGATAATAAAGATATGCTTAACGCTGATGGTGTTGAAGATGAATCAGTAGGACAACAATATTTAGAACAACATAATAATTGGCCTGCACAAATGTGGATTCAAACATCTTACAATACATCGGGTAATCAACATTCAGATGGCGGAACACCTTTAAGAGGTAACTACGCAGGTATAGGTTATACTTGGGATGAAGATGATCAAATCTTTTGGCCTAAAAAACCTTATGCATCTTGGGTAAAACATAACGAATCAGCTTCTTGGAAATCACCAATTGGTGATCATCCTGCATTAACTGCAGAACAAGAAGCACAAAATACAGCTGATACTCATTCTTGGTCTTACGTCTGGAATGAAGCTAATCAATCTTGGGACTTGACAGATCATAAGGCATAAATTAAAAATGGTGGTGGTATGCAAAAGAAAGTATTAACAGAACAAGCATTATATTTTGGTGATGTGGCAATGCCTAAAGATTGGGATATTGACCGAGATAAATTATCAGGCGACATTTTACAATCAGTAATTCAAAACAAAGATTTTCCGTTCTCACGAACTTGGGATATGTTAAATACATATATGAGAGATCACGTTGGTCTTGAGTATGGTGTAAATTTAGTTAACAAAGATACGTGGGGAAATATCTATAAACCTAGCGAGACTACAATTCCTTTATTAAATATTGATCCAGTAGATCTACGTAACTCTCCAGACTTTACATTATTATATGGTGTCAAAGTTAAAGATTGTATGGTTCGAATACACTTTGAAGATAACAGACGTAAAGGAAGAAGTTGGGATATAGAACTTAAAAATAATATGTTTATTATGTTTCCATCAACTAATATGTATTATTTAACTAATAATCAAAAGGATAGTTTAAATTTTGTACAAACTATAACTTATGAATATATCTAACTCGAATTATTTTTTAACTAATTTGCCTTATATTAAAAAAAATATAAATCATTTTAAAAAGCACGCTAATTTAGCTTTTAAACGTTTTGAATATTCTTATGGAGAAAAATCACCCACTGCTTTTTATAAATATTATAATTGTGTAAGTTTGTTAGTAGGATCACTTTTATATTATAAAATGTTTAAAGATGTTTTTAAAATTGTTAGAAAATATTCTAAAACTAAAGAACCATTATGGATTCAATGTTGGTTAAACTACCATCATCAAGAAGATGTAGTAAAAGAAAAAGATTTAAATATTATTTATAATTGGCATTGTCACCCTGATGCTTTATTTCACGGATATGTTTCTATATTTCCACAAGATACTAAAACTGTTTTTAAAAATTACACTATAGAAAACAAAATAGGGAATGTTTATATAGGTCCTTCTAAAAATAAACATCAAGTAATAAGTAAATCGCTATATAATAAAGAAAGAATTACTATAGCTTTTGATGTTGTAAATAATAAAAAAATTAAAAATATGTACAAACAATATGGAGAGATAGATATAAATTCTAGTTTTATACCTGTATATTAAATATGAATATATCTAATTACTATTGGTATTTTAGTGGTGTGTTAACACCTAAATTTTGTGATGATGTTATAGAATATGCTAAATCACAAAAAGAAGTTATGGCTAGAACAGGTGGCTATGGTGATAAAAAATTAAATAAAGAAGAAGTTAAAAATTTACAGAGAAAACGAAAGTCAGATTTAGTATGGCTTAATGATACTTGGATATATAAAGAATTACATCCATATGTGCACGAAGCAAATAGACAAGCTGGTTGGAACTTTGATTGGGAAAGAAGTGAGTCTTGTCAGTTTACAAAATATAAACACAACCAATATTATGATTGGCATTGTGATAGTTGGGATAAACCTTATCAACGAGATGATGTTAATAATCCAGAGCACGGCAGAATTCGAAAACTATCTATGACTTGTCAGTTAACAGATGGTTCAGAATATAAAGGTGGTGAATTAGAATTTGATTTTAGAAACTATGATCCACATATGAGAGACGAATCAAAACATAGAATACAATGTAAAGAGATATTACCAAAAGGAAGTATTATTGTATTTCCTTCATTTGTGTGGCATAGAGTTAAACCAGTAACATCAGGCACAAGATATAGTCTTGTTGTTTGGCATTTAGGAAGGCCTTTTAAATAATGTATATAAGTAATTACTTTAACACGACCATTTGGTCAGAACAAAAACCAGAGTTTGTAAAATCATTAAACAAAGCATCTAATAAATATATTAAAGATGCAAGAACACGAGAAAAAAAATTTATAAAAGAACACGGTGACTTTGGAAGATCATATCACTCAACACCACTTACAGCTGACAATGACTTTTTAGATTTTAGAAATTACATTGGTCAAAAGTCTTGGGAATATTTAGATCATCAAGGTTTTGATATGCAACAATACACAACACTATTTAGTGAGATGTGGGTACAAGAGTTTGCT